TGGCCGTTACATCCTGAACTTCTGCCCGGTTTTCGACTGATGCCGCCATTTTTTGCGAAACCAGAAGGTCGTAATTATCCGTGTCTGCCGTCGTCGTCGTGGTGTTTGTCGCGCCCGACGCATTCCCGCCAACATCGCCCGTGTTATAACGCCCATAACGGCTGCTGCCGAACGTGGATTTCAGCGTATTGCTGAGATTCGTCGCCTCATTTGCCGTGCGGGTCACCATGCTGGTCCAGAATGAAACCGTGCTTTTAAGCGTTTTGATCGCCTGCGTCACTGTGCGTAAATCAGAATTGACCTCCGCAATAAACGTGGCAGCCGTTTTGGCCGCCAGCGCCAGCCATGACGTCTGAACCGTTGAAGCGGCTGAAACTGCTCCGGTCACAGCAAAAACCCGAAGGCCTGACTCAATGACGGTGAGAGAGAATTCAAAAACCCGCTCGGAGTCTTTGCTTTCCCGCAACTTAAGCCCGCCGTCGGGTATGCTGACCGTCAACTCGCCCAGCGTAGGATGCACCAGCGTGCCTGCGCCCGCGCTTTCACAGGCGGCGATAAGATTATCCCGCTGTGTCATGACATCAGCGGCGCTGTAGATCAGGCTGGACTGGATAATGAATCCGTTTAAGGTCAGACGGCGGGTAGAACGCCCCAAATCTTCGACCCAGACCGTGTCGCGGTAGGGGTATTCATGGACGGCCTGCCGGCGGCCAAAGTTGCCATCCGCATCAATAATGGCAAAGGGCACGCCGCGAAATGACGCCGGATGAATATGGTCCTGCCAGTTCCAGCTGTCGCCCGAAAAGCCTAACAGCGAAGACAGCGCGTTTTGTAACAGTGGCATCCTGTCCTCCAGAAAGAGAAAACCCGCCGAAGCGGGTCAGGTTGATATGTCAGGGCATTGGCATTGCCGTGGTTACTTTGCCGCCGGCACCGGAGATTTTTTTACGCTCCCCGGTTCGCCCATTAATCAGCGTCAGCTCAATTTCGTTCTTATTGTCTTTCAGCACCTTAGATAAAACGTCGGCAACTTGTTTGACATCGACGCCGCCGGACGCGCCTGCGCTGGCAGATAAAGGTGCGTTGATATTGGGCTCAGCCCCCCTGTCTGGTTGATTAAATCCAGCACTTTGTAAGGACCTTTGCGACACCATCCAGCGCGGATCGGTCATCGAGGTATTGATGCCGCTATCAATATCAGCCTCGCTGTAGGGTTGGCTGCCATTTTCATGACGGATCATGGCAGTCATCAGGCGCTTAAGCACCGCTGGGTCACTCAGATTCAGTTTATCGTGCGTTCCGAAGCCGGTATCTTTCGTTACCGCGTTGATATACGCCTGAGTGTTATTTTCGCTGCTCGGGGCATACGTATGAATAATGCCGTAAGGCGTGTTGTTCCCCCTGCCCCCGTACAGTTGCAGCTGCCTGCTCATGGCGGCAAGCCCGTCATTTGCGCTGCTGAAAATAGGGAAACTGCCGTCGTTGCCCACTGCATTGGGCGCCGCGCGCAAGTTCCCAGGATTATTGTTCCGGATACCTCGTGCATTCCCGCTTCCCGGCTGATTGAACGATAATGGCGATTCAACAGAAGATGGACCCTGCACATACAGCCCTTGCACATCCTTTTGTAACTGACGGGCCTTATCCGTCGGGCCATAAAAACTGTTCAGTTTTTTAACCAGATCGCCTGAGGCATAGCCTAAACGGAGATCCAGTTTTTCATCCCACGACAGCGTTTTCTTAAATTCGTCATTTTTTTGAGCATCGCGCAATCGGTCGGCCTGCTTTCCCCCGCCGTTCCACGTCATCAGGGAGCCCACCGTTGCGGCATCGAACCCGTGCTGCATGATCTGGGAAGCATCATCAAAACTTTTCTGAACTAACGGGGCCTGTCCTAGCCACGCCTGCCCCTTCATCAGCATGCCGTCCCACGACGCTGAAATCTGATTGACCTGATTGCGGAATGCCAGGGCATTCTGTACATCCTTATCAGAAAAAATCAGACCGTCACGCTGCGCCTGATCTTTAAGGCGCTGAACCTGATCAGTGCTTTGCCGCAGGTAGTTCAGAAGCTCGGGTGAGAACTGCCCCACCTGCGCAATCACAGCCTGCCGTGCGGGGGACTGCTGAAGCATGGCCTTATTCAGGTCATCCATCAGTTTTACAACGTCAGCCATGCCCTCCTTGGTTTTGCTGATCTTGACGCCCATCTGCGCCAGAAGGGCGTTAAAAGGATCATCCCGACCGTTAAGCGCATCGTTGGCACGCTGGTAAAGTCCGGTAACAGAGCTTTCCGCAGAATCCCGCGTTGCCCCGTTTTCAATCATGGCACCGGTCAGTTCCTGATAGGCCCGGGTCGTTGCGCTGATGTTTTTGGCGGTAGTATCAATTTTATACCCGGAATCCGCATATTCCTTGATTTGTGATTTTACACCATTCATTACAGTGGCCAGCCCACCTAACCCTAAGGTCAGGCCGCCCACCATTTTCAGAGGGGGAACAAGATCCCCGACAAACTGCACGCCATCCCGGGCATTTTTTGCCAGCTTCTCAAGGCGCCCGCTGACTTCATCAAGACCCTCTGCAGAACGGCGACCGCCGAGCTGCACAACTTTTTGCGCATCATTGAGCTGGGGCGTCAGTTTCTTCACCGCATCATCGATGTTCTGGATAGACTGAGAAACCTGATCGTCCGCTTTCAGCTGGAAATCAAACACATTAGCCATTAATCGCGTTCCTTTAACTTATTGATGCGCAATGCCTGATCCCGCCACCAGTTGAGCTTCGACCACGTCATTCCCCAGCCCTGATCTGGCCCCCAGCCGTAGTAATACGTCACATCGGCGATACGTTCACGCCACCTCCCGCCGTCGGGGAGAAATTTAAAAAACCCAGCATGTAACCCTCGCAGCGTTTGTAGTCCGTAAACGGCAGGCGGTTAACGACTTGCGCCGGAATGCCGGAGATGTCAGCGATAAGCGCGGACATCGCCGCCAGACCGCCTTTTACAGTCTGGGTTTTATAAAACTGGTCCACCTGGTCAAGACAGGGTTCACCAAGATCGATACCTGCCCAGTTTTGCTCCCCTTTGCCATCCTGAAGGGCTTTTGGCAGCACGATCACCGTGCTGCTTTCAACCGTCGTGACGGGTTCGGGGAGGTAATTTAAGAAGATGAGAAGAAAACACTCACACTGTTTGAAAGTGGTAAACGGCATGCGCCTGACAACCTGCGGCGGGATCCCCGATAGCAGCGAGATAAGGAGCCCCATCGCGGCCAGCGCGCCTTCCGCCTTCTGCTTATCAAAGAACTGATTCACTTCGATGAGCGCAGGTTCATGCAGTGGAATACTTTCCCAGACCAGTTTACCGCTGGCATCCGCCAGCGGTTTATCCAGAGAAATAACGATACTTTTTTCCTGCTCTTCCACGATCAGCTCTCCACGACTGAGAAGCTTTCCCAGCGGACATCGAACACAGCGTCTTCACTGTCCACTTCCTGTGATTCGACCGTCCACATCCCGGTACCGATAATCGTTTTACCGTTGGCGAGTTCAGCCACCACGGTGACATCGGTCATGTCGTTAAAGTCCGCCACCGTGGTACCACCGCTGTCGCGAACCTGACAGGAGATATACGGCGCGGAAGGCTTTTCTTTATAGCCATGAACGCGATCCATCCCCGTCAGGGTTTCACGTTTTACGGTTGAAGGACTGTATTTGAACTGCCCGGCGACCATGATTGTGACGCCATTGGTCGTCACCGACGCGGTGCCTGCCAGGCGGTTGGAGGTATCACCCATTGTTATTCCTTACGCCGCGGCTTGCAGGCGGAACTGGTTAAGAAGTGCAAATACGCGCAGCTGGTTGATCAGCACGCCGTCCCATAACACGTCTACGCGGTTCGGGTTGGTCGTGCTTTTCGTCACAATCAGACCGGCGGCGAAGGCTTTGGAATCCTGCACATAGCCGTTGTATTCCAGCTGTGTGTACTGGGCGATCAGCTCAGCCCGGATGATGTTCGGCGTCACAATCGAGGAACCCGGTGCGAAACGGGTACCATCGGCGGCCAGCTTCATGCGCGCAAATTTCGACGTGATCTGCGTGCGGATAAAGCGGGTGACGAACATCAGCAGGAACAACGTTTCCACCTGCAAATAGCTGTCATCCGCGTCCCCATATTTATTGGTCTGATACGTGGTGATCAGGTTTTCTACCTGCACCGTGCTGTCATCAGCCACCGTGAAGGTTGAAATGCCGCTGTAAAGCAGGTTGTTGCGCTCGGTCAGCTCGAAACGTGAAGCCAGTGGCGGTGCCAGCACGCCGGAAATCGTGAGCGTTTGCAGAGGGCGCCCCGGATCATTGCGCAGGCTTCCCGCTACCGCGCCCGTTGCAGCCGCAGCCCAGACATAAGCCGGCGTTGGCGAGTCATATACCCCCAGCAAAGTGGCATGCTGATCGTTGCGGGCTTCGCCGAGCGTGGTCAGTTGTCCATAGGTGCCAGATACGGCACCAAAGACGTGGCCGTAAAGCTGTGAAGCGTAGCTCCAGCGACCGGTGCTGTCCGACAGCAAATTCTTCAGCGCATCTAGAGAAGTCGTGTCGGTGTAAGGAGTAACAATAAAATCAAAGGTCCGGTCGCCGAGGTTTGCCAGCGCCGTCGTCATGTCCGGTGCACCAGCCCCGCCGTTGAGGGCGGTAAGCGTAATACCCAGGCCATCAGGCGTGGTTTCCCCGCCCGCGCTGCCCAGATAATTCAGCCGCAAATCGATGCTGTTACCGTGGGCGCCTTTGTTTTTTGCCGTCAGCGTAATGACGCCGGCGGCCGATGCAGCCGTTACCGGCAACGCAATGGTGGCATTGATCGCCGCCGTCAGCGCTGTAGCCATTGAAGTCACTGTGTCGGTGCTCAGCACCGTGGTCTGCACCCGCTGGCCCGCGACATACAGTGAAATTACGCCGGTTTCACTCGGCGCCGTGGTCAGCGTAATGGTGCCGGTCGCCGCCACCATCGATGCCCCATCAACCAGCGGCAGCAGATAAATTTCACCGGCAATGTCGTTTGCCAGATACGCCGTCACCTGGTTATGTAACATCGATCCTGCGCCATAAATACCAGCAGTATTCGATGCTGATGATTCGATAACCGGGATATTGGGATTTACTGCGGCGTTCGTCAGCATCTGACCGATGATCAGCGTGCGCTGGGTCGCCGTTGCGGTATTCGCCTGCGAGTTATCAAACTCTGCATAGAAAAGCGGCGTCCGCAGATTGCTGGGGATATTTTGAAAGTTCATTAGCTCGCACTCCCGGTGTCCGTTGAAGCGGCTGATTTATCAGTGGTGGCCGTCGAGTCAGCGCCCTTTGCCGCCGCCGGCGATTTTACTGCCGGTGCTGAACTGTCAACGGTGATCACATCCCCGTCGCGGAGCCGGCGGTTCCAGAACATACTTTCAGCGACCTCTGCCCCTTCTTCGGGCAAAAAGGTGCCTTTAACCGGGTCACGCACAGTGCGCCCGGCTGCGGGTTTTACAAACATGGGATACTCCAGAATGTTATTGAGGCAGATCGATGGTGACGCCGACTTCCGGCGTGCCGTCAGGCTCGATAAGGGTGACGTCGATACCCTGAAGCGGATCCGCTTCGATGGGGTAAAATTCTTCCGGCCCCTGGTAATACTCGATATCCAGTTCCATCAGTAACTGAGCGATATGCCCTTCGCCGGCCGCGCTGATATCAATCGTGGAGCGCAGCTGCAAAAACTGCTGAATCTGTCGGGTCAGGTCAAAGCTGTTGATCACCGCCCGCTCGATTTGTTCGCGCAACTGCTCCAGCGCCTCTTCCGCTTTTACCGCCCCGTTATCCTGATCAAGGTCATCGAGCTCCTGCAGGCGGCCTATGATCCGGACGGTGGTCACGGTCGTAAACTGCGGTACGTTACGCCCGAGGGAGTTTTTCACATCGAAGGGGGTTTGCACGAGAATAGCGGGATACATATCCTCAGACGTGGGCCAGTCGCGCGGGGAATAAACCCGTTCAAGAGCATCTGTCTTACCCACAAGCGCGTTGATAACGAGCCCCCGTAAAGCTGCTGCATTCATACCTTCACCCTGTTAAGAATAAGCTTTGAGCCGCCGTGGCTGTCCGGCCGGATATCGGCGATGGTAAACAACGTGTTTACCGGCTCGCCGCCGACCGTGCCGATAAACACCCGATCCCCCCTCTTCGGTGGAACGCTGAACTCACTGTCCAGCACACCCAGGACGGGAGACGTAGTATTTATCGTGCTACCGTCATCCAGAGGTTCAACCTCCTGCGTATAGGCGCGGTCGAAAATTCCGCTGATGGTATAAGCCGCACCACCAGCGGGCCGGAAATCAACCGGGTCACCAAACACCTCCTGTAACGGCCTGAGCAGATGCTGATCCCAGTTGATGCCCATCAGTCAGCTCCGTTCTCAGGTGTCGGGGTTGCCGGAGCTGAGGTGGTAATGCTGGTTTGACTGTCGGCCTGGGTCACAGAAACTTCCTGCGCGCCGGCGCCTTCCAGCTCCTGCTGCAAATCAGACAGAGACTTCACGAAACCCAGCGCAATGAGGCGCTTTGAATCCGCTTCGGATAACTGGACACGCGTATTCTGAGCGTATTCCTCGCCGTCATGCCGCAGATGTTTTCCCTTGAGAACAACCACGCTGACCAGGTCAACGGCCTCTGAGGCCGTTTCAGTTGTTTTATCTTTTGCCATGTTCACACCACCGTCGCACAAAGGGCCGCGTTAACCCGGCTTGGGATAACGATTGGGGAAGACTGCATCATCAGAAAACGCTGGGCAGGATCTTCTTTCAGCCAGCTTTTCGGTGCATAAGCCATCGGGCCATAATTGAAAGCAGGATCCATAATCGCCCCAAAAGCACGGGTACCCATCAGGTCAGCGCCAGACATGATCACCGAACCATCGGCAAGCATCGGGGTTTCAATGCCGGTATCCGGATCAATGAACCAGTCGTTGTAAAGCCAAAGGTCAAACTGCCCCCAGCGCCCTTTGTATACTGCGCCCTTCTGCACGCGCGCGCCGGCGTCAATCTGATTGCCGAACGGGCTCAGTGCAGGAAACACAATGGCGTTGTCTTTGATAGTGGTATCCAGGCGAAATGCCTTCCAGGACTTGTTGGTGAAAACCAGATCAGTCGGCGCAGCGCCAGACTTTTGCAACACCAGCGTCTGCCAGGTTTCAATGTCGTCAGAGGGCTGGGTGTTTGTCGCACCAGCGGCGAGACTCGTCGGCCATTTATCAGAACCGCTGAGCGCAATGGTCAGGGAAGGGTCGCGGCCAAAGTCAACAACAGTGGTCGGGAAGCCTTCGCCTTTAATGGTGACGGTACCGGTAGACAGCGCACTGCATCCCATCCACTCGAGGCGACGATTCAAAATATCGATCTGGTCACTCATCTCGAACTGGATGTTCAGCATTTCACGCTCAGCAGCGGTGTATTCCCCCCCAATGCGCTCGCCAATCTGGCGACGGATAGGTTTACGCAGATCAGGCGCACGCTTATCTTTGATGTAAGCAGGCTTGAACTTGTCGGTCTGATAACGGCGGCTTTCAACCAGCTTACCTTCGACTAAAGGCGAGCAAAACGGCGCCATACGACGGAGACCAACGTCTACATCGATCGCCACATATTCATCGTTGCTGGTCTCGATGTTTGGGAAAAAACGGTCGAGGATCCAGTTTTGTGACGTCATCAGGTTTGGAACCAGCCCGACGAGCGTCACCGTATCGTAAATAGATTGAGACATAGCGTGTTCTCTCTGTGTCCCGACCTGCTGGCCGGGATAAAAAATGGATGCATAACGCCCTACCCGGTAAAGGGCATGCGAAGAAAGCGATTTAAAGGGGAGCTACGTTTTAGCTGGCAGGTGCCTGAACACTGTCACGCAGGAAAATACCGTAAGGGCGGAGTGCCGTTTTAAGCGCGGCCAGCGTCCAGCTCGCATCAAAGGTAATGCGGTTTTTATTGATTTCGGCCATCAGATATACGCCGGCTAACGTGTCCGCTGCGGTGGCATTCACATCATCGGCCAGAATGGCCTGCGGAACCTGGCTACCGTCGGTTGCTGTCGCCACGCTCAGGGTGTACTTACCCGATGCAGTAATCACCCCCAGTACGGTACCGCGCTTATAGGTTGCCGAACTCCCCGTCAGAATCGTCACCGTATCAGAGACAACCTGCAAAGGGCCGGACAGCAACTGGTCCGGAATGAAGGTGTCATGCTGAACGCCGGGCACCCAGGCGTTTTGTCCTACCTGATTCACAGTCATTGTTTTTTACCTTTTACCTGGTTGTAGAGAGCGGACGCACGAGATACCACTGAGTTTGCTGAAGGACCACCGTTGTCAGCGTTACCCAACTGGTGATTTTCAACTTTAGACATGCGTTCATCCAGTGACATGCGGCGGGGCTGGGATGCAACCGGTGCAGGACCAGAGCTCGCCATCACCCGGATTGCCGCGGCGGAACTCATGCCGGTGGTAATCGCCAGTGAAACGGCCAGTGGGCCTTTGCCTGCAGCGAATTTACTGCCGAGAATGCGGGAAATACGATCGCGCTCAGCGCGGCGACCTTTTTTGACGTCACGATCATCTTCATCATCGTCACCGTCACCGTCATTTTCGTCGCCTTCATCCTCATCAGCGTCCGCATCGTCGTCATCATCCTCCGCACGGTGGGATTTGGCTTTTTTAGACTTTTCCTTGTCATTACCATCTTCGTCGTCAGAATCACCATCTTCTGCACGCTGAGATTTTTTGGACTTATTTTTATCATCCTGATCGTCGTTGTCGTCCTCTTCTGCCCGACGACCTTTGGCCTTTTTGGACTTCTCTTTTTCGTCTTCATCATCTTCGGACGCGTTAGCGCCGCGGCCAAAAAGGTGACCAAAACCTTTGATTTTCATCGACATCGTTATTCTCCAACTAGTTGTAGTAAATCGCGGAATGCCGCATCAGGCGAGGCCACGCGATCGGCCAGCCCCAGTTGCACACCGTCGGCGCCAAGGAAACAGGCGGCTTCGGTATCCCGGACGGTTTTCTCTGTTATCCCGCGATTGCGGGAGACGGTACTCACGAACAAGCGCCCCATTTCGTCAATATCTGACTGAATGGCTTTGCGCGCCGTTTCGCTTAGAGGTTCATACGGATTAGACTCTGCCTTGCGATCGCCGTAGGTAATGATGGTGACCTGCAGCCCGTCATTTTTGATTTTCTGCGACCAGTCAACGTGCATCACAATGACGCCGACAGAACCGACGCCGCCGGTACGCGGCACGATTATCTTGTCCGCCGCACTCGCCAGCGCGTAAGCTGCGGAATAGGCGCTTTCGGATAAAATGGCCCAGACCGGTTTACTGCCGCGTGCGGCATAAATCTCATCGACAAGGTCAAAACACCCCGCGACTTCGCCGCCGGGCGAATCAATGTCCAGACAGATGGCTTTCACTTCACTGTCATTCAGCGCCCGCAGGAAACAGGCACGGATGCCGTCATAGCCCGTCATCCCGCTGTAAGGCCGCAAGGTACCGAGTTTCTGCACAAGCGTCCCCTGAATCGGGATAATGGCGATCCCTTCCACCACGTCATAGCCCGTATCACGGGCCTGTCGGGAAAATGAATCATCTTCGTCATCCCAGTCAGACATGGACTGAATGCGCGTCAGGCCAAAACGGTCAGTCAGCGCCGCCATGACCACTTCGGCCTTTCGGGGATGCAGCGCCAGCGGCGTGTTAAACAGGCGCTGCGCTAAGTGCGGTAAATTCACTGTGCCTCCGGATCTTTAATTGTTTGAGGTGCAAAGGTGTCAGCCTGTCCCCATGTCGGAACTGGCAATCCGCGTTCTTTGAAGGCTTCGATCTCGCGGGCGCGCTGATCGAGGAGTTCTTCCCAGTCTTCGCCGACGTTTTCTGAGACTTCCATTTCCAGCGTTGACATGCCGGAATCCATGCCGAGGATCGCGCCTTTTTTCTCAGCAACGGGGTCAACCCAGCCACGACCGGGTCCCATCCACTGCGCACGGCAATACGCCGCTTTGGCCGCCAGAAATTCCGGTGCGCCAGCAGGAAGAGGCACCTCACCAATATCGTGGAGTTCTTCGATAAAGCTGCTGAAGATAGGTTGAGCAAAGCCGCTGGCAAAATCATCGCGGCGGCGCGTCAGGGTTTTCCAGGCTTCCAACATGGCTGAACGGGCGGAACTGTAATTCACATCCGACCAGTCCTGCGTTAACTGCTGGGTCGAAATGCCCAGGGCTGCGGCCACATTTCGTAATGCTGCGCTTTCGAACGCCGCAAAATTACTGGTGGGACGCGCCGCGTTCACGGTGTCAATCTTTTCCCCGGGGGCAAGGATTGGCATCCTGGCACCGCTTTGCAGAGAGATGCGTTTATCATCGTGATACTCGGTACGCATGTCCTGATAAGCCAGCACGTCGTCCGTCTGAAGTGAATCAGCAAATAAGCCCGGGTCATAAGGCGAGGTGATGTATGCCCCGAACACGGCATTGAGGATTGAGGATTCCAGCTCTACCTCGTCGTATTTGATCAGCATTTTCAGACGCTGAACGATAGGCGTAAAAATACTGCTGCCCCGATGCTGAGCGGCTCGGTCGCCGTCAAAGTCATGCACGACAATTGGCCGTCCCCAGGCGGTTTCACGCCTGACGCGTTCCCACGTCATCGTTTTCTCAGCACTCCACCAGTCGCCCATGTGGGCTTTACGTATGTGATACGCCACCGGCACGCCATCGTCGTCAATTTCTACGCCGCCGCGGATGTTCAGCATATCGAATACCTGCTGTGGGTTGCTCAGCCGGTCCGGGTCAATAATCTGTATGGTTGTTGCATACCGCGCACGACCGTGCCCGAGCCGGTCAGTCCGGTATTGCAGAACCGCCAGCGCATCGCCGTCCACCAGCTTGTGGCGAAAAGCCAGACGCAACATCTGGGAAACCGTTTTTTTCCGCTCAACGTCGCAATATCTTCCGGGGTCATTTGCCCAGTTACGCCAAGCCGCCTCAACGGCCCGACCGTACTCATCCGCCCATTTGGCATCAAAAGCTTTCAGGCCGGTTTGAAGCGCAAGTGCGCGATAATCCACTTTAGCGATCGGGCGAAAATTAGCCCCAACCGCATTGTCCAAAATGCGGGTTACGCTGCCTGATGCCCAACCGTCATTTCTTGCCATGTCGCGAACGCGGGAAACGATGCGGTCGCGGTAGATGTTGACTTCGTTGTCCGGCGACCAAAGCGCTGGCTGCCAGTTCGCCATCGCATCACTAAAGGAATCGGCTGCGTCATAAGGAACGCGGCCGGAACCGTTCAGCATGGAGGCCTTTCGGTTCGATGGTGGTAATGGCCGGCCGTTTGGCCCGAGAATTCTGACCTCTCCGCTTTTCATCAATACCGAAACCTTAACGTCACGCGCGGACGTTTAACGATGCCTAACTGAGCCTGAAGAAGCTGGATCAGCGCGGTGAGTTGTCCAATATCTGTCTGTTGATAAGCGACCGAGCGCGTACCGTCGCCCTGCGTGTAAGAGAAAGACACGCCCTTCGCACCCGTCGAAAGTTCGAGATAGGCCTGCTGTGCGCTGGTCAGCGCGGCCTGTAACTGGTCACGCGTCATCGCACCAGCCAACAGGCTGGAGTTGGGATTAAACATAGAGGTCCTTAAGCGAGGCGCTTATGCAAAGGTTTACGCTGAGGTTTCTCAGGTTCGGTAATAATGACGCCCGGCAGGCGCAGGTTTTGTTTTTCTTCGGGATCGACCGGCGGGGGTAAAAGCTTACCGGCGTCTGCAGTGATACTGTCAGCCAACCCGTTGAGTTTCAGCCCCATATACATCAGGCCGCACAACGCGCCGTAAGAATAGACCCGGCAGTCCAGTGCTTCGTTAGCCCTGCCCGGCAGTTGCTCCCAAACGCGGTATCGTTGTCCACCCGCTGTTTTCGTAACCGAGCGCTCAGCCAGTAACTGACCAAAATAGTTAAGGTCACGATCCACAGGAAAATGCATAAAGCCTGCAGAGGCGGTACCGGCTTCAGGGGGCTCAATATGCAATCTGGCCCGAACAGAATCTTTTGCCGCATTCACGCCCAGAATAATTGGCCGAAACTGCGCTTTACTGCGAGATGTGGGCTTTTTGGTCGGCCAGACCGGGGAACGTTTACCCCCGCGAGCGGACTCACCTTTGATGGCCCAGATCCGACGACCCAGACGCTCTTTGGCAAACTCATAAACCTTTTGTGTGTGATGACCGCCGGAATCCATGCAGGCTGCCATTAATGTGAAACCGCGACCGTCGGCGCGGCGCCATACCTGCTTGAGATAGGCATCAAGCCTTTTCCAGGGTTCATCGGTTTCGAGATCCCCCTCGATGACGTCATAGGCAATCGACCAACTTTCTTCGTTACGGCCCCACCCCACCACTTCAATCTCGAAGCGCCCGTCCTGCGTATCAATGCCGGCAGTGATCGCCGCCACGCCATCAGGCACTTCAGCGGCGTAGACCTCACACCGCTCAACCAGTTTTCTTTCACTCAGGGCTTTTTCGCCGCGGTCTTCGTAGACTTCCCCCAAGACCAGGTTGATAAACGTCTGACGCATCAGCGCATCGTCTTTCACCCTCAGCCATTCGGCCACGAGATGTTTCCAGGCGGCATTCGGAAAGAGACTGTAACCCGCCCAGATATGAAATCCTGCGTGCCCCTTAAAAGGCCTCGTGGCTCGCCACTCTCCCTGTTTCACCATCACAGACAGGTCATTGTGATGGATGACGCACCCGGAGTGCCGGCAGACGTAGTAGGCCGTTTCCGGTAAACCATTTCCCTCTTCGTCTTTATCCCACTTGATTCCGTATGGCGTATCCGGCCCCCCCCATTCCAGAACCTGAAACTCACCGCAATGCGGACAAGGTACGTTGAATTTGCGCTGGTCACTTTCTCCATACGCCTTTTCAATACGTGATATGCCTTTCACCGTTGGGGTCGAGCCCAGCACTATTTTGCGATTCCAGAAAGTTTCAGAACGTTTGATACCCAGGGCAATCTGATCCCCCTCAGTACCGGCACCGCCGGAGGGATACCCGTCAACTTCATCGAACAAAATCACGCGGCAGGTGATACGACGGAAACCACCCGGACTATTGGCCCCCACCAGCGTCAGATTTGAACCATTGAGAAACTGTTTTTTTAGGATGGTCTGATTGCTGTCTTTGGCCTTGCTGTCCCCTGCAATAGCTGCCAATACCGGTGTATCACGCAGCATTGGTGCTATCTCGGTTTTGCTGTAATCTTCGGCATCCTCTACGCGGGGCTGTACAACCAATATTGGAGACGGATCATGCTGAAGGTAATAACCAACGACATGATCAAGGATCTTGGTGTAACCCACGCGGGCTGATTTCATAACAGAAACCTGCGTCACCAGCGGGTCGGTGATAGCATCCATCATGCCATCCTGATAACCAAAGGAGCGGAACCGCCCCGTTTGCGCACTGGTCTCTTTTGACAAGACGGCATATGTATTGGCCCACTGGCTTAATGAGAGAGGCTCCGGCGGCGCAACGTCCGTCCGACGCAGCCTCAACTCTCCGATGAAGTTTGACCACGCACCGGAATTAGTCACCGCCTCGTTTGTCATCTGCATCAAGGCTCAACTCCTCCATTGCCTCATGAACCACCTCCTGCAGCGCCGACACGAACTCTGCATCACTGGTGGTCGAGGCAAGCACCCGCAAGCGGGGGCCATGTTCGGGAGCAATCGCAATAAGACGGGTACGCATGCGGGAATACTCTTGCCCAACGGCGGCGATCATATCTTTGTAAGGGAGTACCTGGCCGGATTTAATCTCGTATTCAAGCTGGGTAAGTAAAGCCAGAAAGTTTTCTTTCAACGTCCGGGCTTCATCGAGCGTCATCTTGGCACCGCTGTCAGCGATCATGCGCTCGACGATTTTAGTTGGCGACTCATGATGATCTGCCGGCGTTTTGTTACCCAAGTTGTTACCCTTGGACTTGTTACCTGCTCTGTTACCCTGTTTGTTACCTACGGCACTTTTATCGTTTTTTTTCTCGGTCCGGGTAACGGTTTTTCTATACCTTTCAATGTTGGCATTTGATGCCTTCACATCAATATCATCACCATCAAGAACCAGCCAACCACGGGCTTTCCAGGTGGTTACCGTCTTACGGCTGACACCATGAAGTTTGGCAAAATCTGACTGGTTCATGTGTTACCTCAGTTGTTACCTGTTACCCAAATTTCAAAATTTCATAGCTAGACGCAGAACGCGGCGCGCAATGCCCGTGCAATAGAAAGGACCGGGGAAGGACCCATTTTTTATATGGTGATAATCTGCATACTGTTGTAAGGATTAATTCAATAGGAGATGTTTTATGGATAACAACCAACGTGCAATGGAAGAAATGCTAAGCGAGCTTTATACCAGCCACGCTTCACTTGAACGAATCACTGTGGCCATGCTGGCGATCTTAACGCCTGTGCAGTTGGATGCCGTCAAAGAGATGGTTTTCACTCATAGTGGAATAGCTGAAGAAACCATCGGTAAGGAGCAAGAAACAAGAATTTTACGCGAGAAGAAAATTCAGCAACGGGCTTTTGATTTACTGAGTCGAGCCACGCCTCATATATAGCCTGTCGTTTCTGTTCCTGCTCGATAAATGCTCCCCATTCGCCATCAGGATGGGGAGTGTTAAATGACAGCATCCACTCAGCTAACTGACGTTTATATTCTTCGCTCTGCTTATCAATCATCTGCAATAGCCTCATTTTGCGCTTTTCAATGCCTCATCAATCGCTTTGCTGATGGCGCCCTGCATCAGGGCGACAGCCATCTTCTCCGCTCTGTCCATATATCCCAGTGTGGGTTTCACAGGCAGAGCATCACCGAACCGGATCAGCAGCTTTGGCATAGGGTTCTTCTCACGTGCACGGCGGGTGCCATTGGCCGACCGCTTCTGACGCTTCTTACCCTTCCGACCCCTCTTGGCCTTTACCCGCTGCCATACACCATTGATGCCATCAACATCACCTATGAAGACATTCGACTTAGCTTTGAGTTGGGATATTTTGTTACGTGACAGGTTGCCGTACTTATTAAGCTTGATGTCTTTAGGGTTGAGGAGCGCCTGACCATTGAGCTTATGCACACCACCAAACTCTAATGGAGCCAGGTAGCCAGCAGCAATATCCCTGACAAAAACGGTCGCTGTCAGATTGTCACGCCGCGCGCCCACTGCGCCAACTGAGTTGACCGTAAAAGGTGTCGGATTCTCCAATTTCCGCTGGAAAGCCGTTTTCTCTGCCGCGGCTATTTGACGGGCTACACTTGTCAGAGCCTGCGCCGTGGCAAAGGGAATCTGTTTTTTTAATGACTGAAGTTTGGCAGAAAGATCTTTTATATCGGCCATATTAACTCCAATAAAAAAGCCGCCCGGATGG